TGTTAGACTTCCTCCTCCATTTGCAGAAAATACTGCATCTTTATCTATTAAAGCTCTACTTACTTTATCTTCCTGAAGAATAAGCATATTTGTTTCTTCTGTAAAAAACTTTTGTATAGAACCATTAGCTCTATCTACAGATTTAACATTACTTTCTCCAATTGAAAATTGATTAGTATTATTAACATTGTTTACACTATTGTATATTCCAGACCATATAATGTGGTTTTCATGTCTAGCTTTCTTATAATTCTCATCTGTAACAAAAGCTCTAACACCAAAATCTACAGTTGTTTTATTATAACCTCCTTTTATTCTTGATTCTTCAAAAAAACAATGTTGATCAAATCCAGCTATATCTATATTAACTAAAAATGAATTAAAATATTTTATTGGTATTTTTACTGTGCCCATGTTTATTTATTATTGAAATTTTAATATCTAACGTAATGCATTTTTTTTATTAATCCTTCTGTTAAATTCCATTCTGCTATAATTCTATATTTTATACTAGTGTTAACTGGCGCATATCCTAAATGTAAAAAATAACAAGGTATCACTCCAACACTTGTGTTGCTCACGTCGTATAAAGTATTTCCAGAACCAGCTGTTAAATGTCCAATTACTGTATTGTAAGTAGAAGATGTATTTCCTAATATTGGCCAATCTGAAACAACTGTTCCTAATGGACTTCCAACTAATCCTATTGGAGCAGATGGATCAACGTAATCATCTATAGAATGAACATTTTGACGCATGTAAAGTTTAAAATCTTGACACCAATAAGTATATAATGCTTTGGTACTAGAACCATTACCTAATCCAAAATCTTGAATTGTTCCTCCAGCAGATAAAGGCGTGTTTTCTTGATTAAACCAGTTATTACTTGTTGCATCAAAACCATCAAATTCTCTAACCAACATTGGCTTTTCTATTGTAAGTATATTATATGCTTTGTAAGAATTGCCAGTATTTAAAGCTCTAACAAAAAACGTTGCAGCAAAATCATTAGATTCATTTAATGATCCAATTCCACCTAAAGCATCTTTAGATTTAATTTGTATTCTAAATAATTCAACATCATTAGCAGGCATTCTAACTAATTTAACAGAAGGAGGTATAACGGAATTGTCAATAACAAATTCTGGGTTAGAAGGTGTTAGTGCTGTTTCCGGGTATCTTTTTATATTTATTGAATCATTAGTATATGTAATTCCATATCTATTCTCAGGACCAGTAGTGCTTAGCGCGCTTGAAAGTGAAGATCCATTTCTAGCATACAAATATATTCCACCAGCTGGAAAACCATTGTTAGACGCTTGCTGTGCTAGCGTGTAAAAATCATTTATGGTATATTTATATTGAAAGCAAGGATAAGGAGCATAAGAATATGGATCCATATTTCTAGTTACAAAAATCAAATCCTTAGTAAAAGTGCTTCCATTGGAATCTGTTGCTTTTATTGTTAATATAACAGTGTTTTGAGCTACGTATATTGGATTATTACTTTTGTAAGCGAATCTCTTATGTGTTATAACTTTATCACTAGATATTGTTATTAAATTTGTTAAACTAGTATTGTCATCACTTCTTGCATTTAATAATTGATAAGTATAAGGTGCGGTTCCGCCAGTGCAAAATAACGTACCTATTGTATCTCCTTCTGTAACATCTTCTCTGAAAAATCTGCAACCATTTGCTGTATCGTAATCATCTGTCAATATATCTATTATTCCAGTATTACCACTTCCATCCACTTGTGATTGTATCGAATAATTAAGTTCTTCTATCAAGCCAGTAGTTGATGTCTCCCAGAATAAATCTAATTCTGATTCAATTGGTTTTGTTTCAAATACAGATAATTGCATTTTAGCATTTCCATAAACACCAGAATCAGGTTCTTCTGTTAAAGCAACTGATGTAGATAAAGTAGTAAAAGCCATGCCATATACTATATCTTGATCAGACAATTCAACTACTAAATGATTTTTATCATTTTCATATATTACAGCCCAAACATCTTGAGAACCAATATCATGTAAGCCTTCTTCATAAGCTGTTCCGATACTTATAGGATTTATCTGAGAAGTGGCTAAACCTACTCCAGAATACTGATGTGGTCCACGCCAAGGCGTAGAAGAAGCAGCATTTGCTATCGCCATGACTTTTGGGTAAAGAATTGTAGACGTTCTGTAAATACTATCTTTTTGTTGTGTTAATGTTAAATCTCTTGGTATTTTATTTATATTGTCACCAGCTAAAGTAATCCAAGTTTTTCCATTTTTATTTATAACTCCAGCTGTATAAACATTGTAGAATTCTTGTTCTTTTTGTTTTACAACAACCTCATAACTATACCATCCTCTCTTATCTATCTTGAATAAAGGACCATTATCTTGATGATGATAAGTATCATTATTAGCTAAATCTGAAGTATATATAGTACTATTAGTTCCATCAAATTCAATCTTTAATATCTCCACATAATCTATTTCTTGTCCAACTAAATAAAACCCAACAATATCTACTGTACCGTAATTAGTATTTAAAGACGTTACATCAGAACCTAAAACAGTTATAGTATTATCATTATTTACATTCCAATCTCCACCATGTATGTCCGCAATATATCTAGTGGCGTAAGGATTTGGTATAGGATTTGATGTTTGTAAAAATAGACAATATCCTTTGAAATCAGCAGTATTATCAGGTTGAGGACGTACAAAGAAATGCGAATCATGTATATTTTCAGATAGTATAACAGGAGATTTTCTACCTTCTCTATCTGCTAACACAATTCCAACTTGATAATTTCTATTTTGTTTTATAGTATGATTTCTGTACTCTGTTATAATTTCAGTTGGTTTTGAATCAAATCCAACAGTATAATTTAAAGTTGGAAGATTATAAGTTGATATATAATTACCATACATTATTCTATTACCAGCAACTTCTTGAGCTTTATTCTTTATTGGTAAATTATCAAAAATTCTTAATATTTGATCTGATGGTAATACTTTATATGGCACAGTAGATCTATATTCATAATTTAAAGTATCATGACTATGATTTGTTAAATCTATATATTCAACAACTTTCACAAGTGTACTATCAGATTCTTTTATTAATATTTCTATCCCAACTATAAGATTATGTTTATTTACATTACTAGAAGGTAAATTTATACTCATGAAAACTTGTTTAGACTGATTAGTCATGTTTTCAAGTTGAGTTGTTTTATATATTTTTTTATATTCTTTCCCAGATGTTATTTTTTCTTTAGGTATAAATGCTATTTGAGAAAATGGAGCTATAGTTGAATATTCGTTATCAATGAATTTAAATCTATAAGAGAATCTAACAAACCTTTCTTTTAAATAAGAAGATGTTATTGTTGTATCATCAAAATACGATATAGAACTTGTGTTTAAATAATCTTTTATACCACTAATACTCGTGTCTCCATTTTGAAAAAAAAGTGGGGCTAGATATGGACAAAATCTAGTAACAACTATTTGATCTTCAGTTTTTATATTACCTTGATTTGATAAAGCATAATTTATATCTATTTTTCTAGGTTGATTTAAATTATCACTAAAGAAAAGCAAGTTATCTATTATACTAAATGTAAGTAAATGAGTTTTACTAAAATTTAAAAAATGACCACTAACTAGTTCAATCATGTTACTAGCGTTTTGATCATACATTAGTATAGCGCAGTAATCACCATATTTAGCTTGTGGAGTAGATGTTTGTAAATAAAAATTAGTTACAGCCCAATATATGCGATTATTTTTCTCATCAACATAAACGCCTATGCAATCACAATTAGGTTGACCTATAAAATCAGTATAAGCCAAAACATTTCCTTGTATATTTTCTAATGAACCTAAACTTTCTCCGTTAGACTTTCTTACTTTTACATTTAAAGCATCTAGATATTCTAAATTAGACATGACTTTTGGATCAACGTCTTTATTCATTTTAGCTCTAAAGAATTGATTTTTAATTTCTGCCATATATAATTAGTGTTTAAGTATTTTAGATTTGTTTCTCATAACTTGAGATATTTCTTCAAGTTTAATGTTAGATAATCTTATTTTAGCATTTCTTATAGCTGCTGATTTTTCTTTTTTATATCTATTAATAATGTATTCAGGCGTATTAGCTTTTGTAGATAATATAGCCCAACACATATACATGTACATTGCTTGTTCTGCTAGTTTATGCACTTGCATTTCTTCGTCAGTACCTAAACCATCAGATATATATTTTACAGTTACTACTCTACCATTAAGATCGGAACTAAAATTAATAACTCCATCTCTATCGTTTATAGTAAAAAATCCATTATTCTGAGAAGTTTCAGGAGTTAATCCATATCTTCCTCCAGTATTTCTTTTATAAAAATAATAATAATCATAGTATATACTTTTGTCACTATAACCATCATCACCAGTTATTACTTTTGGATTTAATGAATTCCATCGTTGTTCTCCCAACGAATCTCCTTGTAACATTTCTCCATAGTTATCATAAAGATATTCGTAATTATTATCTTGAAGAGGTATTGTATTTGGATTACTATGTAATCTAGTAGGATATAAAACTCTTTCTATCCCCATGTTATCGACCCAAACTATCTTAACATAATTAACATAGTCTTGAGGAATTGGAATGGCTAAGTTAGGGCCAACTTCTACTTCTATTGATTTGTAAGATTTCAAAGTATCATAACTAAATTCTTGCAATGCTCTTTTAGCATGAAACATAACATCAGTTCTTTTGACATCGTCAATTAATTTGCCATCTCCTACATAAGCAACTATAAAGTTGTTTATAATATCTATTATAGATATATACTGATAACCACCAAGATTATTACCATCGTAATATGCTTGATTAGATTCATTTATCAATCCCATTTATTATTGTTTTTGAGTTTCGTTGTATGATCTTTCTGCTATTGCCGCTTGTGCAATGCTTGGATCTTTTATTGTAACACCAGCATAAGCTAATATGTTAATAACAAGATCTATTTCTTGCGAAGGATGTAATTCAAAGTCAACTGAACCAGTAACAGGTATAATACCAGTACCAGTAGCTGTTGGTTCGTATATATACATTCCATTTGCTGTACTACTAATAGAATAAGCCCAAGTAGGATCTAGTGGTTTTCTAACATAGTCAATGCTAACATGACCACCATTGTTAATTGGGAATATTTTTATATTATTTCCTTGTCTGTAGTATATAGGATATTTAGAAGAAGGTGCCGTTAATTTTGATGCGACTATATAATTCCAATCAGATTTAGTTACTTCTTCTATTTGATCTGTAGTATCATATACAGTTAAATTTACCAAACGATATAAATCACTTGGTAAAGATGAATTGCTATTGGTATCTAAAGTTAATGTACCTGTTTTGGCAAATATATCTATTTTTTCTTTTTCTAGCCTAGAAAGATCCGCATAATCGCTATTTATAACTCCAGATCTTTTTCTAACTAATTCTTTATTATATTTAAAAAATGATGCTTCGAATAATTCTAATTGAACTTGTCTTGCTATTTTATTAAATTGATCAGGTGTTAAATAACCACGCTGTTCTTTGTTCAATATTAACAAAACTGATTTATATATCTTATCTACACTTACCATTTTTTATATTTTTATTTAAACCCGGTATTGGGCCGGCAACAAACGTAAACCGGCCTTCACCCTTCTATGACGACTGTTTTTACGTCCCTTACGGGATATAAAAAAGTCGTCATATATATTATACTCCTATTTTTTTCTCTATTGATTTATAGACTTCTAAACCTTCATCAGTTTTAAAATAAGCAGCCATTGCAGAATATGGATGTTCATCAAAAGGTACAGTCATAATCTTCTTACCATTTGCAGCCCATTTAAATGTTCTTTGATCATCATCTAATCTAACAATACCAAATTCAACCGCTTTAATAGCAAAGTTTCTTAAGGTAACATTATCATCATTAACTAGTTCTAAGAATAAGTATGGATCGTTTTTAGCAAACAATAATACATCTCTTTTAATTTCAGCAGAACTCATTTTAGATACTTCAGATCCTTGTTCTACTCTTAATACAGCTTCTGCATGAACTACGTCCATTTCTAAAGCTATATTTAATGCTTTAATTTCTGTTTCAATATCTACCACTTCTTCTTTTGCTTCTGCAATAGGATCATGTTCTGCATATACCTTATTAAGCAATGGATGATAGATTGACAACATTTTTTGTAATTGTTGATTTTCTTTTGGAACTGTAAGAACACCATCTTCAAATACACATTGAGATAATGTTACTGGACCAGTTTGTTCATCTACAAAACAAGATTTTTGATTTGTAGCATATCTTAATTCTCTTTGGTAACCCAATTCTGGATCAAACCATAATAAAGGACTTAACTCACTATGTCTAACAGACATTGTAAAAGTTATAGGTGAAATTCCATTTAATAAATAGTAGTTTCTATCTTTAAACTCCCATTTCTTTGTTTCTTTTGTTTCTTTAGCTATTGCCATTATAAAATACGATTTAATATTAATTAAAAATAGTATAATTGGGGTACTATTACAATACCCCAATATACTACAAGTTTATTACTATACTGTGAACAACACGAAATTGTTAGCACCTTGAGTGATCAAACATCTTTCTGATAAGAAGTGAACGTTCATCTCATCCACATCAGAAGTGTAAGCTCCACCAACAGATCCAGTGATCCATGATTTCATTCTACGATCATCAGCTTCTGAAGCTCTATATCGAACGTGTAAGAAAGGACGTTTGATATTTTTACCTAAAGACTGATCATATACAGTAGATGTACCAGCTGGTGTTAATACTCCCATAATATCATTGGTTAAACCACGAGTAGAAGCATTGTTTAAGTATTTCCAGTCAGTTTTGTAGAAGTCATAAGAACCTCTTCTGAATCCAGAGAAACCTAAGTTTAATGCCATGTCTTCGCTGTTTTCGAATACCCCATAAGAAGTACCACCAACAGTATTAACAGTTACGCTAGCAAGCATGTTATCAAAGTTTAACGACATATCTCTGTTTAAGAATAACATGTTTTCTTCGATAGCTCCTTGTTTGTCTAAGTTTTTAAGGATAGCGTCAAATTCAGTCAAAGCTAAAGAACCCGCACCTGTACCTTGACCTGTAAATCCTTGGAATACGTTACCTCTTGAAGTGATAGCAGCGAATAGACCTTCTGTACCTTTCATGTTAGAGTTAACTAAAGCGTCAGAAGCAGGAGCAGCAAGTTCACCTTCAACTAATGCCATTTCTAAGTAATCTTCAAAACGTAAACGAGTTTCATGCTCTGATTTCAAATACCATAAATATCCTGAAGCTCCGTTTTCAGTAGTAACCTCAACCCATCCAATTTGTGCTGTATCAGAACCTTTTACAGAGTATTTATCTTTTAAGATAATTGGAGAGTTAGAGTATTGTTTGAAACCTGCTTCAACAGACTCAGCCATACCAGCAGTACCTTTAGCAAACTCAGAACCGTAAACGAATACGCTTAACGCAGGGTTAGTACCTGCAGCTACGAAAGAAGCTGGCCATTGAGAAAGTGTATAAGGTTGAGCTGTAACCTCTGTGTTACCAGAGTTAATAGCACTTACATAAGCTTTAGCTGTAACAGATCCAGTAGAAACAATAATTGTTTGCCCAACTCTAATAGCGTGAACACCATCAGCTGTACCAGTAAATGTTAAAACGTTATCAGTAGCTGTATTAACAGTTTTTACTTTTACGTTTTTGTAAGCTAAGTGTAAACGTCCTTGTTCTGACCAAATGATTTGATCTGATGTTGATGGTAATTCTGCTCCAACCATTCTCAAGAATGATGCAATTGAACGATTACCATATCTTTCTACCTCTTGTTCGTAAACATCTGGTAAAAATTGTTTTGCAAAAGTACCTCCACCTGAACCAGCGTCAAATGTTAAATAGTTACCTGCGAATAATGATTTAGTAGGTGCTGGTGCTAAAAGGTAGCTACCACCTAAACCTACTCCTGAATTAAATGATCCTGCCATTTTGTAGTTTTTTTAAGTTTTTAATTTATCTTTTTCCAAATCTAATTTTTAACTTAGAACCATCATCAGCATTTAAAGCCTTAACTTGCATACCACCAACATTTTGCACTGGATCTTGATGCGTTTGTCTAGGATCCATATCTATATTTTTAGTTCTCATAGTTGTTTCCTTGATTGCATCAGCTCTACCTTGTTCATAAAAATGCTGTGCTATTGCATCACCATGTTTAGCTTGGTAAAGTGCTTTATGCCATCCAGCAGCGTCTTTTAGTTTGCCATTATCATCAACGAATTCTTTGATTAAATTAGAGACATCGCTTTGATAATTCATAACAGCTTCTGGATTTTTCACAGTATAACGATACTTTTTATCACCTACATTGAAATCAAAACCTTTGAAATCAGTGAATAGTTTTTTAGTCTCATTAAAGAAATAATCCGCTCGCTCTTTGTTTGCAGCTTCGCTTGCTTTTTGTTCTTCGTTATATTTATTGTAAAACTCAACAGCTTCTTTCTGTTCAGGAGATAACTTAGAAGACAACTTGACTTCTTTGTAATACTCATCCTTAATTCCAGTAAGGTACTTTTGAGCGTTAGCAATTTCTTCTTTTAACGCTAGTTTTCTTTTTCTTACAGTCTTCTCGTCGTCATAATCTTCGTCATAAGCAAATTGATCTTCAATCAAGAAATCAATTTCATCAGGATCTAGATTAGGTCTAGTTTTTTTGTAATACTCTTTTAAAAGCGTTTCATTATCAACAGTGGAATAGTCAGCATTTAATCTAACATAATCTTCCAATGTTCCACCAGTCTCTTCCATAAATCTAACAACTTCTTTTAGATTTTCTGGAACTACAACTTGTTCTATTTGTTCTTGTGTTACAGTCAGTGGTTCTGGAGTTTCTCCTATTTCCACTACTTTATCATCAATTACTTCATCACTTGATTGTGAAGTAACTAAAGGTTCTTCCTCAATAGCTTGAATAATTACAGGTTCATCTTCTGTTTCCTGTAGCTCTTGAGTTTGAATTTCTGGTTCTGGATCGTTATTAAAATCTCTAAGATCAACTTTTATAGTATCACTTTTTTCCCTAACCATTTCAGGTGCAATATCACCTTTCTCTACAGCTTGTTCTAAAACTGCTTCTTCTTTTTGTGCTAAAGAAAGATTACCACTTTCGTCTTGCACGAGGTTTACTTTAATTTCTGACATAATATAATATAATTAATTTTTTTGTTTTTTAAGTCACGTTAAACTGTGAAGTAGGTATTCCACCTAATACATCATTACCTGCCGACTCAAATTCTTTAGGTTTAGAACTAATTTGATTAATCCAATCTTCCTGATCATTGAAGTCAGTTGGAGCTGTTCCATTTTGTCTTTGATCTATTAATTTAGATTGTTGTGACGCTTCTATTCTAGTTCTTTCATCCTTTCTATCTTCTTTGAATTGATCTTTTTTATCAATTACTTGTAATTCCATTTCTTTAAGTTGCTTATTCAACTCAAATTCATATTGCATTAAATCTTTTTTAATCTCAGCTTCAACATGAAGTTTTTTAATATCATACTCTGTTTGAGCTTGGATAGTTTGGACTTTGGATTCTGCAATACCTTGATTTTTATGTATTTCAGATTCCGCGGCAGCTTGAGACATTTTAATATTAGAGTCAGTTGCTAATTGAGATTTTTGTTGTTCCATTTGCTGATCCATTTGAAGTTTCTTTCTTCTTCTAACTTTAAGCAATTGGTTAGCATGTTTTATGTTTTTAATTTCTCTAATATCAATAGCATCTTCTAAATATATTTGACCTGCTTGAAGAGACATTTGTATATTATTTTCTAACATTTGTTTTTCTTCTGCATCAGGTGCTAATTGCAAGAATATACCACAATCATATAAGAATAAATCCTTAATGTCCTCTAATATTCCAACATTATAAATACCTAATGAAGAGATAAATGAATCTTTAGTAGGTGAAAACTCTAATACATCTGATATTCTATAAGAGACTGCTTCAGCTGTTTTTAGCGTTAGATATAGACTTGATTCTAATATATGTCTAGTTGCTACATTTGAATTAGCTGCTGCTAATTTTTGAACACCAACTAGTGCATCTTTGCTAGGAGCACTACCATCTCTTGCTTCGTTTAATCCAGTAGCATCTCTTATCATTTGAATATAATAATTGTAAGTGCTGATTAAACTTTGTAGTTTATCACTTCCACTGTTACTATGCAATTCTTGGATAGGCATTTTACCGTGATTAATATCACCGTCCTGCGTCATAGATCTACCAACAATAGATCCAGTTTGAAAATACATGTTTAACGCTTCAGCTGGATTATAGTTTGTTCCATTACCTAAATCTATTTCAGCTAAACCATCAACATCCATCCAAACTCCGTCAGGTACCATTCTAGCTAGAACTTGTTGTAGTTTTAAATGTGTTAATTGAATCATATCAGCAAAACCAGTGATTCTACTAACTAATGATTCAACTTTTCCTTTATACATTCTAGGAGCTACGATATTGTAACTCATACAGACTTTGCTTGTATCTGCTTTTGGTCTTGCCATATTTTTTGACAATTCCCATTGAAGCATTATATCGTGACCCATGATTTTAGCACCTGTATACAATACTTCTATTGATCTAGATACTTTTTCATATAGATCTGTATTTTCAGGTGGATTGAAATTGCTGTCTTTTTCAATTACTTTTTCTCCACCAGTATTTGTCTTTTTAACTTTATAAACTTGGTTCATATATGTTTTGAACTCAAAATAAAGTATAGATACTGTGTTAGCATCTAGAGAATCATCTGGCGTATATTCGTTTCTAAAACGAGTATTTGTATTTGTTGATTTCTTAGTTATATCTTTTAATTCATCATCAGACAAATTAGGAAATTGCTTTTTAACTTCGTTTAAAGATATAGATTTTACTTCACCAACATAATATACATCGTCAAAATAAGGAGACTCAGTATAAGAATAAACAATATCAGCAGGATCTACATATCTAATAGTAATTCCCTCTGATTTATTAAATGAATTTTTAACACAAGCCATTCCAATAGTTGCAATGTCATAATCTAGTCTTCTTTTAGTTAGATCGTATTTATTTCTATCAAATATACTAGATATAGCTTCTTCTTGAGCAATCTCAACTCCTTGTTTGTAATCAAGTTGCATATGAAGATTTAATTCATCTTCTTGTTCTGGAACTTTCTGAGGATCATTGTTATAAGCATTTACTCCAAACATCTTTTGAATAGCGTCTAGATATTCTTTTGACTTCATGTCTCTCATTAAAGATTCCATGTAATCTGTTCTTTTCTTTACAGAAGTTGGATCTTGAGCATAAGCTCTTAATTCATAACTTCTATCACTCATTCCATTTACAACTATGTCAACGAACTTTGGTACTATCGGAGCAATCTTCCAATCTAAATTAAGATAAGATAAATCTCCATTAATAGATAATTCATCTTTATATTTTTTTATTGACTGTTCACCTCTAGCGTAAAGACGTAATCTATGAAAGTTATCTCTATTTGCATAAAATCTAGTGGCACCAGAATCTCTTTTAAACCACTCAGATTCTATAGCTCTACCAATACTTAAGCCGTATTCTAAACTTGCTTTTTCATCATCTGTTGCTACCTGACTAGGAAACGAACTTTTGAAAATTGATTCGATCATATTTTTTAAATTATTTCAGATCTTGTACCTTGATTGTTAAATCTTTTAATACCTAGATCCACTTTTTTTGTTTGTCTTTCTACTGTTGGTTTATATAGGTTTCTGTTACAAGCCATGATAGCTAGTCCAGAACTAATAGAAGCATCAAATTTACCTCTACTTCTTAAATCAAATTTAGCCCAATCTTCCAGTGTTCTCTGGAAATACATTGAACCATAACCATTCTCAAGCAATCCAACGTTTTTGTCTATATATGTTTCTATAGCTGCTGAATGTGCTTGTATTATATCTTCTGAAGAGTTTGGTATACCACCTATTTCTTTTTCAGTTGGAGATAATTTATTCCAGATTTTATCCGGTCTATTCATAGCGTATTGTCTATATCCGTTTCTTTTAAGATAATACAATAGTCTAGGTTTATTATTTTCAACTAATATAGGCATTCCATAAAAATGAATAGCCATAAGAACGTCTTCAAAAAATATTTCAGATGTTTGAGGTCTAGCTATGTATTCTAAGAAAAACTGATTAGGTGGACAATCTTCCATACTAAATTTAGTTAATCCGTGAACAGCTCCATTAGAACCTCCACCATCTACTGTTCCTGATATATCATAAGGGTCACAACCAAATGCTCCCATGTGTTCGTTACCAGGTGTTTTATTTCCATTTACAATGATACATTTGTTTTGTAAGTTTCTAGGTGGAACCCAAGACAAGAAAAATCTACCATCTCTATTTGGCATAAATTCTACTTCTGTAAATCTAATACCATTTTTCCATTGGAAATTACCTCTAGTAACTATACCTGTATTTCTAAGATCTTCGTTGTAATCTATTTGCTCATATATCTTTGCTAGATTGAAAATTGCATTTTTAGTTTCATCTCTAAATGCATGTTTTTCAGTTCTAGGAAATTGTCTATATAATTCATTTAAAGCGTCTGCATTATCTTTTAAACCATCAGCTTCATTCTCCCAATGCTCAACAACACCAATATCAATCATCTTACCATCTATACCAATGATTGGTTTAGAAGGAGTATCAAAAACTGGCCAACCGTATCTATCTATAAAACCCTCATAGTTCCATTCCATTGGAATAAAAAGAGCATATAATCCAGAAGCTGTTTGACCATTCTTGTTTCTTTTCTTTGGATCTGAATCGTAATATAGTTTTTTAAAATTATTACCACCCTTCTCCAATGAATTTGAGGTTGAACCCATCATACATTTACCAACTATATTAGAGCCAACTCTCAAACAAGTCTTGGTAACTCTCCAGTTGTTTAATATATTATCAGGTTTCTCCCATTTACCAGATTCGTCATGAACTAAAAGTCTTAATTTTTCACCGTCATAACTGTTATCACCTGTATTTCTCCAATTTATAGTAGTATCTAATCCTACTATATCTTCTAATCTTTCTTTATTATCAAGTTTTCTTCTAGTTAATTTAGAAGCTGGAACTCTATAAGCTAATTCTGTTTTAGGTCTATCCATACCGTCTTGGATAGGTTTAAAAAAGAACGGGTAATGAATAGATATAGGTACTACTTTGTCAGTAAACATTGTTTTAGCATCATGTCCAGATTTTGAAAGTATACCAAATCTAGCATCACTAGTTATAGTGGCTTGATTTACTGTTTCAGCTGAACTCATAAAAGAAAATCCAGAACGTCTATTTTTTAAATAGCACATTCCATAACTTCTTTCATCTGCTTTACAAGCTTCCCAGAATATAAAGAATAATCTATTTGCTTCTCTATAATCTGGCAAACCAATATCTATTTTTGACCATTGAAGATACATGTAATAAGATCCAGGAATATACGTTGGATTTCCATTGTTCATAAAGAAAAATCCTTCTTCTCTTCTCTTAAATTCTGTATCTATATAGTCATAATGCTTGTTCTTGAAATCGTCTGGAAACATGTCCCAATCAAAAACGCTTTTTATTCTTTGCAACTCTTTAGATATTTCTATTGGTTCCCAATACTGTTCTTCTTTTTTGTTTGATCTAGAATAACAGTTTTCTACTTCTGGTAAAGCAATAACTAAATCTTGTATCTCTATTATCTGACCTATCTTTCCAGTCTTACTTATAACTATAACATCGTATTCTTTGTTATAACCATACTGCCATTTTTTTAGTTTGTTTAACTTTTTAATGGCTCCTGGACTTATATAATCAGGTAATATTTTAAATAAACTTTGTTCGTAAGCCATGCTATCTAGATCTACCTTCAGCGAAACCTCTAAAAACCTTTGCAGATTCTTCCATAGGTGTTTCTGTTAATAAAGATTCTTCTTGATCTATTCTAGTTAATATTTCAAAAGCATCAAATATAGCTAGTTTTTTAGTAGCAGCAGCATTTTTAAGTCTGTCAGCAGATATATCATCATCACTACCTATAATAGGTTCTTCAGCTACTTTTATTAATTCCTCAACTGCTTTTCGCCCAGCTTGGATTATATTCAACTTCGTCTCCTTTGTGCTCATATTTAATTATAATAGATTGTGTTGTAACTCTGTATAATCTTTGATCATCAATCAAAAATTCGTATTCACTGTCTGGAGTAAAACCAACAATGTCACCAGGATTAAATCCTAATGATTTTAACGCATCATTACTATATTTTAATACTCCAATAAGGGGTTGTTCTTTTTCGTGGTCTATAAGTGCAGATTTTGATTTTTTTGCTATAGGTTTAACAAAGCAATAATTATCCGTTGAATACCAGTCAGATGAATCGTCCTTATACAAAAATATTTGATCTTCATAACAAAGATACATATTTTCACGAAAAAAAGAACCACCATTCTTTTCTTTTCCTCTAACATCATAGAATCTTCTAAACACATTATGGTGAACTATAACTTCGTCACCGACTTTAATCTTAGTGTTATTTAACAGTGGCACTGCAACAACTTTACCTAATCTGTTTACAAATCTATGGTTTTCTATATTACTATTGATGATAAGTTCTTTACCATCTATATCTACCTTGTTTGTATATCTACCATCTACAGGTTCAATTATAAACTTATATACACCTTTCAATGTTGAACTCATAATATTAAAATCCTAAA